AGTTTCCTGAAATACCAGATTCATTTAAGGTATCTTGTGCGCCACTGGCACAGATTAAGCAAGACACAGCCAAACTGAGTGAAGTGATAACGGTTGTGACAGATAATTACTCACAGTATCATTTGTGTAGTGATAAAGTTGACATGTGGATAGAATGGTATTCGTTACAAAAGGAGATTTTTGACTCTGTAAAATAATACCTGAGGATACACATGGAACTGACAAAAGAACAACTAAAGCAACTGCTTCCAAAAAACCCCTACATTGACCAGTGGCACAAAGCACTAAGCCAACTTTTACCAGATTATGAAATCAATACGCCACAACGTATTGCTGCATTCATTGCACAGTGTGCACATGAATCAGGTGGTTTTATATTTCTAACTGAAAATCTAAACTACAAAGCAGAGAGTTTAGTAAAGATATTTGGAAAATATTTCAAAGATATCACTACAGCAAAAGCATATGAAAAGAAGCCAGAGAAAATTGCTAACAAGATTTATGCTGATCGTATGGGCAATGGTAATGAATTATCTGGTGATGGCTGGAAGTATCGTGGCCGTGGACTAATTCAACTGACAGGCAAAACAAACTATACATGGTTTGCTGCATCACTTGAAATTACGCCAGAAGAAGCAGCAGAATATACACAAACATTTGAAGGTGCAGCACAATCCGCATGTTGGTTCTGGGAGACAAACAAACTGAACGAACTGGCTGATAAAGGTGATATTCTTGCAATGACCAAACGCATCAATGGCGGCACCATTGGGCTTGAAGATCGTAAGAAACATTACGAACATGCTCTACATGTATTGGGAGCACACTAATGAAATATTTGGCGTTACTATTATTTCCATTGCTTGTTGCTTGCTCGGAGAACTATCGTTATCCTTGCCAAGACCCAGATAACTGGGACACAAAACAATGTAAGAAACCATACTGTAGTGCAAACGGAACTTGTCCTGAAGATTTGACACATTACGAAAAAAATAAAATGGGTCAACCTTCATTCCCACAAATACAACAACTACCACAAGTTCCAGCTAAAGGAGATTGCAAATGATAAAAGATTTATGGTCAGGTCCAAGATATACGACTGAAGAACTAAATGCTCGTCTAAAGTTTTTTATTGGTATCGTGTTAGGTCTAACACTATTCGGTATTGTTTTCGTTGTTCTGTATAGTTTGATTTTTGTTACACAGCCAATGAATGGTATGAGTCCAGTAGACAACAAGTTCTTTGAACTTATTATACCTATTGCTACATTCTTGACTGGTACATTATCAGGTATCATGATTGCAGGTGATGACAAAGATTTGAAAGCAAAAGCACTTGAAGCAGCAAACAAACCTTATACACCACCACCAGCACCACCATCGTTACCACCAAGTGGTGGTTTTAGTGCGTCATTTTCAACTACCAGCGCAGAAACATCATTTGCTGCACCGGTTGCCGCAGTAGCAGCATTTGCACCATCAGTTGAAGCCGGTTTTGGTGGTAAAGAAGCACCTAAACAACCAGATCATCCTGAACTATGATAAACTTTCTAATCAAAGCATTATCAGGTGAAGGTGAAAGTAACCCTAGCAGCAAAAGGTTGATTACCTTTTTAGCTTTCCTTTTGCTTGCTACTGGAGTTATTGCCGAGTTATTTTTTGAAAAGAAGTTGAATCCACAAACACTTGATGCTATAATGTACATTGTCCTTGGTGGCTTGGGCTTTACGGCATCTGAAAAGTTTACATCAAAGGAAAAGAAATGAGAAAAGAACTAGCCGTCTTAGGAATGATTTTGTTCCTGTTGCTTGCACCACTGACCAATGCTGCTTTTGCTGCTGAAGAAAAGAAAGTCTGCGTCAAAGAGGTAGATAGCAAAACTAAAAAAGAAAAAGAAGTCTGTAAAACAATCAAAGTGCACAAGAAGTTAGAGGGCACAAAGATTCCAGAGAAAAAATAATGGACGGAGATGTGGCACTAAGAGTTGAAGTTGGCGTTCTCAGGGAGAAGGTCTACACCCTTGTAGACCTTTGTGAGAAGATGGATCGTGTTATTGAAAAGCTGGCGGACAATAATTCGTCTATGGTCAATCAAATCTATAATGACATGGATAAAAGAAAACAAGAAACTGCTGGCGACATCAAAGAACTTCATTCACGTATTACTACGGTAGACAGAAATCTTTCCGATAAGATTGAACTGACCGAACGCAGAATAATGGATGAGTTCAAATCACTCCGTGATCACATTACCGAACACAACAAAAAAGAAGATGAAGAACTGGCAGCATTGTCTAGATGGAAGTGGATGGTTGCCGGTGGTGTTTTGGTTGCAGCATGGATCATCTCAAACGTAAAGTTGGAATACCTGATAAAGTTATTTGGTTAAGCACCCATATTTCTTTTTTTCACGTAACTAAAACTCCATCCATTCTTTAGAGTTTTATTATGTTGTATTGCCCATCCTATTGTTGTGTATGGTATATTGTGCTGTTCAGCAAAATCTTTTCTATTATTGACTAAAAGTTCTTGATTGGTAAGTATATTATGTGCTATAATTATAGATGATTTTGCTTCTATAGATTCTTCAGTTTTGCCTGGATTTTTCTTTAGCATTCTTTGTCTTACCTTTTCATATAATATTCCTCCACCGCCGCCCGGACAAAGATTATATCCAAAAGGATGTAAAGAATTATATTCTTGAATAAAATAGTTCTCCATTTTTTTTAGAGTGTGTTCTTTATCTTTTGATTGATAGATAATTTCCCATTCAAAACAATCTTTACCATATTTTCTAATAGATTTATGAATAAGATTTTTGGAATACTCACTCAAATGAATATGGCAAGACTTTCTTCTGTTGAAATTATTGGTAAAACCGATGTAAACCTTACCGTTTACTTTATTGACAATTTTGTAGATTGAATATATAATCATGCTGATGGCTCCTATAAGCGTTAGAGTGGTTAGGTATTCCCGTACCGTGAACCACACCCTTATTTATAATTATGGCACTTTACATTGATTCAAAATATGTGAGAATGGTTTCTCACAGGCTTAGAAACTTCAAGCAGAAGAATACCAACCTTTTCAATATGAGTTGTCCTTTTTGTGGCGACTCAAAAAGCAATAAACTAAAAGCAAGGGGTTATATCTTTGCTAAAGAAAACAATCTAATATTCAAATGCCACAATTGTGGAGTAGGAACAAATGTCGCCAATTTCCTCAAACATGTTGACCCATCAATACATGGAGAATATGTACTTGAAAAGTACAAATCAGGAACCACAAGTGTATCCAACACATATCACTGGAAGCCTGAAAGTGCACCAAGAATCGTCACCAGCCAACCCAAATTTGGTCACATCCAAAAGCGCCGCATATTTGAACATGGGGAATGGCTCAGTGATTTACCAAGTGGACATTTTTGTCTAAACTATGTAGAGAATCGTCTACTTCCCAAAGAACATTATGATAAGTTATTGTTCACATCAAACTACAAAGTATTTTGTGATGCATTGATACCTGATCACGGTAAAGAACTAATTGAAGATGCACGATTGGTTATTCCGTTCTATAACTATCAAAATGAATTGATTGCAGTATCAGGTCGTGCATTAGAGAATAGTAGTTACAAACTTCGGTATGTTACACTACGAACCAATGATAGTGATAACAAACTTATCTATGGTGTAGACCGTGTTGATTTGACCAAACGAGTATATCTTGTTGAAGGTCCACTTGACAGCCTGTTTCTTGATAACTGTGTAGCCTCTGGTGATGCAAATCTTGGTCTAACGGTGAAAAATATTCAAGCAGAGAAAATTACGCTTGTATTTGACAATGAACCACGCAACAAAGAAGTATGTAAGTTGATTGAAAATGCAATCAAATCAAATCATGATGTCGTAATTTGGCCTGATGGTATTGAAGGCAAAGATATCAATGAGATGGTACTGAATGGCCTTTCAACAGGTGAAATCCAGGAGATTATAGATAGTAATACATTTTATGGTTTGGAAGCAATAGCAAAGTTTACATTTTGGAAGAAATTATGAAGATTGAATTGGTTGGAATTACAGGATCTATTGGTGCGTATGCAGAATCAACGCCCGAAAGTTTGATTACACATATGGCTAGAGTATCAAATCCTAGCAATCAAAACACAGCACAAGATAGCGATAAACTAATTCGGTATCTAATCAAGAACCAGCACTGGTCACCTTTTGAGATGGTCAACATTGTTATGGAAATCAATGTACAAAGAGATATCGCAAGACAAATCTTGCGCCATCGTAGTTTTTCTTTTCAAGAGTTTAGTCAGCGTTATGCTGATCCAACTAAAGAATTGAGTTTTGATCTCCGTGAAGCAAGACTTCAAGACAAGAAGAATCGTCAAAACTCTATTGAGATAGATGATAAAGAATTAGATCATGAATGGAAAATCAAACAGATGGATGCAGTGTCACATGCACTGAATGCCTACAACTGGGCTATTGAAAATGGTATTGCAAAAGAACAAGCACGTGCAGTATTACCTGAAGGTATTACAATGTCACGCATGTATATGAATGGCACACTTCGTTCATGGATTCATTACTGTCAATTGCGTATGGCAAATGGCACACAGAAAGAACATATGGAAGTAGCAAAAGCATGTTGGGATATTATTGGCAAACATTTCCCGAATGTGATAAAAGCACTAGAACAATAATAATTGGAGAAGAAATGGTAGACATTAGCAGCATTACAATAGACCTAGAGAAAGATAAATTGTTTGATGAACTCGGAATCAAAAGACTCAAAGAATCATATATGCGTGAGGATGAAACAAGTCCTCAACAAAGATTTGCATTTGTATCCGCTGCTTTTGCATCCAATCCTGATCATGCTCAGAGGTTGTATGATTATAGCAGCAAGCATTGGCTTTCTTATTCTACTCCTATTTTATCTTTTGGTCGTAGTAAGCGTGGCTTGCCTATTAGTTGTTTTCTTCCCTATTTGGATGATAGTGCAGAAGGTCTGGTCAATACTTTATCGGAAGTAAATTGGTTGTCAATGTTAGGTGGAGGAGTTGGAATTGGACTTGGTATTCGTTCTGCTGATGATAAATCTGTTGGTATTATGCCTCATCTTCGTACCTATGATGCTTCATCCTTGGCGTACAGACAAGGTCGTACACGCCGTGGTTCTTACGCTGCCTATTTGGATATCAGTCATCCTGATATTATCACTTTTCTTGAGATGAGAAAACCAACTGGTGATCCCAACATGCGAACGTTGAATCTTCACCATGGCATCAATATCACAGACGATTTCATGCACATCATTGAGCAAGCAATGCTTGATCCACATTTTGATGATTCATGGGAACTCAAAGACCCACACTCAGGTGAAGTCAAAGATAAAGTATCTGCACGTGAATTGTGGCAGCGCATTCTTGAAACACGTATGCTAACTGGTGAGCCATACATTCATTTCATTGATACAAGTAACCGTTTGATGCCAGAGTTTCAGAAAGAAAAAGGTCTGAGCATTCGTCAATCAAACTTATGCAGTGAAATTATTTTACCTACAGATAAGACACGCACAGCAGTGTGTTGCCTTTCATCTGTAAACTTGGAGTATTATGATGATTGGAAAGATAATGAACTTTTTCTTAGGGACATATCGGAGATGCTGGATAACGTACTTCAGTATTTTATCGACAATGCTCCTG